CCGGGCTTTTTTGCAATTTGGGCGCTTATTATATATAATATAAGTACATGGAAGCTCACTACATAAACAAACAATACGATAATCAATTCTGTAAATACTATGGAGTGTCAAATGTATTCTCTGATGAAGAAATAAATAAAATTAAAAAAATTGGAGATAATTTAACAACAAATCAGGCAACCACATTTGGAGGTAACGCTAATGATTCTGTAAGGAGTGGTTCTGTGGCGTGGTTGCCCCGTAGAGACGACGATAACTCATGGATATACGCAAGACTCCTTCAGTCTGCTGAAATAGCTAACAACGAATTGTGGAGCTTCGATATTGTCGGGTTGTGGGAGGACTGTCAATATACTACATACTTGGGAAGCGAAAAGGGCGATCACTATGGGTATCACTTGGATATCGATGGAGAAGCCGGTTCTCATAGAAAAATTTCCGTTGTGGTTCAGTTAACTGATCCTTCAGAGTACGAAGGAGGCGATTTAGAGATACTTACAAGAGGAACTCCTTTCTTTGCAGATAAATCTAAAGGCTCTTGTTTGTTGTTTCCTTCATTTTGTTTGCATAAAGTTCATCCGGTGACGAAAGGTAAGAGAAATTCTCTTGTGTTGTGGGTTAGTGGCACACCCTTCAAATAACATTTGAGTCGTATTGACTCTAATTAATAATTATTTTTTGTATTTTAAGGGATTTTTATTGGCATGGCTTGTGCTGTATTAATTTTACTATGAATACATTAAGAATAAATGCTTTTGATCTTTTTAATGATGCTTTCTTTAATGAGGACTATTCGTTTTGGCGTCGTCGCTTGAATACTCCATCATGGAAAGACAATGGAAATCAATACGAATTAAATATTCCTCTTCCCGGTTTTAAAAAACAAGACGTTAAAGGTGAAGTTGATGAAGGCGTTGTAACAATCAAAGCAAAGAATGAAAACGATTCGGCGTCGTACTCATTTTACTTACCTGAAACTGCTGATCCAGATAGTATATCCACAACACTAGAAGACGGGTTATTGTCATTCTCCGTCGAAAAGTTCGAAAAAAATAAAAAAATTGACATTAAGATCAATTAATTACAGTCAACAAAAGTAAATGTACCGGCCAAATTTCCTTGGTCGGTATATTTTTTATAGTGTAATATACACTGAAGATGTCGAATAAACGAAAAGGCGGAAATCATAAAACCGCCATGAATAAGCTAGACGAGCTTGAAGCAGAACGCGAAACGGAAGATGCTTTAAGTTTAGATTTAAACGCTAATCCTAATCCAATCAAGCGTCAAATTAAAATAAAACAATTTCCTTGGACTGACAAGCAAAAAGAATTTTTTAAAATTGCTTTACATCCCGCCACTAAGGTTATTTTTGTAAATGGCCCCGCTGGAACTTCAAAAACACTTCTTGCAACTTATTGCTCGTTGCAATTGTTAAATATGAAAGCAATTAGTGATATTATGTATTTGCGGTCTGCTGTTGAATCCTCAGATAGAAGTTTAGGTTTTTTACCGGGTTCCGCAGAAGATAAATTACGTTTTTATAATTTACCTTTCTTGGATAAGCTTGAAGAGTTACTTGCAGATGGTCGAGTCAATAAACTCGAACAAGAAGGACGCATAAACATGTTCCCTGTGAATTTTGCACGAGGCATGAATTGGTCTTCTAAGTCTATTATTTTAGATGAAGCTCAAAATAGTACAATCAAAGAAATTACTACGGTTTTGACCCGCATGGGTGAAAATAGTAAATGTTTTGTACTTGCTGATCCTATGCAAACAGATATTGCTCATGAATCAAAACAACATGGTTTTGAAAAGATGGTCAAGGTCTTTTCAGACGATGAAAGTATGTGCAATGGAATTTATACTTTTAGTTTTGATGAAGAAGATATTATGCGCTCTGAGTTAGTTAAGTTTATTACTAAGAAACTAAAAGAAATTGATTGATGCAGCAAAAATGAAATCCCGAAGGGTTTCAACCCTGCTTTTTCAAAATTTCATACAACTTACGACTTAGCTTATTGATGATCACGGCTTGTTCCCAATAATAATTTTTAAAACCTTCTTTATCTTTAGCGGTTTGAATTATGCTCAAGCTATGGTGCCCAATTTTTTTTAGGAGATCACAAGGATCATCTTGTTTTTGATTCACTTCTCTACCTTTCTCCAATTTTGGTTACGATATAAAAATCTAGCAACTGTATTTGCAAATTTTGTCACATCTTTTTCGGACTTATCCCAGAAAAAGGCGTGGGTCATCTCGTGAATAATTGTATTAAGCTCCATGTATTTTGTAAGATCTGGATGTACATGAATTTTAGGGTGTGGAGACTCATTGGGATCAACGCAAATTCCGTCGGCCTCTCCAAAATGACGAGAATCGGGCTTCCTAAAGATTATCTCATATTCAACCCCTTCGGAGTTTTTAAACGTAAATGGTTTCCGAGGCCTTTTCATCCCTATGTGTAATTACACCCTATAAAAAACAATAAATGCTTAAAAAAGTATATTTTGAGAATTTTTATACTTCTTGCGTTTAAAAGTCTATAATTTTACGATGAAAATATATTGTTATCAGTGTGGAGCAGCTAATCAATATACAACAGAAAAACCTAATTTCTGTATGAAATGCGGTAATGCATTAACCGCAACAAAAGCATCTCTTAATAGCGAAAAAGTAACTGAGCCGTTAGCTGCGGAAACTGAGCCCGAGACAGACACCGAGGAGATAAATTCGGTGCCGTCAATTGACGAATTACAAGTCGACATAAATGCATCCGCAGGACTCAAAATGAATTTTGGAGACGTCATGGGAACCAAAAACGGTTCCGCGAATGCAAACGACGAAGGCTTTGTCGCTCCTGACCAACAAGCAAAATCAAAAGAACAATTTTTGGAAGATTTTAAAAAAGAAGCAGGAGAAACAAGGCGAAGGCCTAAAAAATAAATGCCTAACGAAAATGAAAAACCTAGCTTTGAAGATTCCATTGATGTCATAGATAAAGAAATAGCGAAAAGAAAAAATAAGTGGAACTTAACCGCTATATCGTGGATGGACTTTGACGATGTATCTCAAATATTGAGAATACATATCTACAAGAAATGGAATCTATATGATCCAGACAAACCGCTTGCGCCTTGGCTTAACAAGATTATATCTAATCAAATAAAAAATCTCATTAGGAACAATTATGGAAATTATTGTAGACCATGTTTAAAATGTGCAGCTGCAGAAGGTGGTGACTTATGCAATATCTACGGAAAGCAAGACTCAACTTGTCCATTGTATGCAAACTGGGAAAAGACTAAGAAATTTGCTCACGATATTAAAATACCCGTACCATTAGAATATCATAATCGAGAAATTTTTGATAAAGAAAGCGACAATCAAGATATAACTCATAGCATTGTATCACTACATGCCAAAATGAAAGAAATCTTAAAACCACTAGAATGGAAAATTTATAAGTGCCTATATATCAAAAATATGACAGAAGAGGAAACGGCAAAATATATGGGGTATAAAACGACAGAAAAAAATCGATCACCCGGATATAAACAAATCAAAAATATTAAAAAAAGCATAATTGATAAAGTTAAAATTAGCATCGAAAAAGGCGATATAGATTTCTTATGAGTTTGCCGGAGCTAACAAACGAACAAAAAAAAGCAGTTTTACAAAAATGGGAATCGCAACCAGATGATCCCCCATCTTTGTTAGAGCTTATCGAAACTGCTTATCCAAATCAACCAGATATTGATGGCCGAACGAAAGAAGGGAAAGCTGTTAAAGCGTTCTTGGCTTCTAATCAAATCAAAGCTCGTCCAGCTAATAAGTATAAACCAAAAGCAAAAATCATCTTAACAGAAGAGCAAGAAGAGTTCGTTACAAATAACGTTTCCACGATGAAGGCGTTGGAAATGGCTAAATATTTATTTAAAAATCCACAATTGACTAATCTTTGCCAAGAAACTCGAACTGTTAACGAATTTATCAAAACGCTTGACTCTAAAATTGTATACCAAGACACAGAAGAAATTCCTTCTAGTGAAGAGTACAAGCCTCCGAAAAGCCAACATAATGCCCTGCTCAGAATAAATAGATACGTACATGAAGGTATAGATAAAAGCAAAATAACTAATCAGCAAAAAAAAGATATAACTTCGCTCATAGGTTATTTACATACTTATAGATTTTTACATCAAATAAACAACTACGCAAACCAAACAGACAGAGAGCTATTTGAATCTAGTTTTGTTCGTTATACATATGACAAATATGATCTCACTCAAGAGGAAGTTGATCAATACATAGTGCTTTCGGGAGAAGTCGTTATCGCTTCAAACATCCAAAGGAGAGTAGAGCGGCTCAATGCGCTGCTTGATGAATCAGCAAACGATACAGAGGGTAGAAGAATTGCTATGAGCTTAGTTGAATCTATTAGCACTGCGCAAACAGAATATAATCAATCAGTAAATCGCCAACACAAACTATTGGGTGACCTAAAAGAAAAACGAAGCGACCGTTTAAAAAACGAGATAAAAGAAAACGCCAGTATTTTAAATTTAGTTCAATTATGGAAAGATGAAGAATCTAGAGAAAAGCTTATACATTTAGCAGAGATGCGTAAAAAAGTAGTTAACGAAGAAATCGATAGATTGTCTTCAATGGAAGACGTCAAATGCCGAATCATGGGGCTAGATAAATCGGAGGGACTAAATTT